CTGTCCCAAATAGTTGGAACTCTAGCCAAGATTCTCAAATTAGATCAGTCCGTGAAAATGGAAATTCTGAAGTAAATCAAAATCAGATTAAACATGTTTATATTGAGAACGCAGGAAGTGGTTATGCAAATGGTTTAAGTCAAGAGGTTGATATCATAGGTGATGGTGACGGTGCAAAGGCAAGAGTTGATGTTGTAAACGGAACCATAACAGATGTAACTGTAAGTTCTGGTGGTAAAGGATATAGTTATGGAATCGTTGATTTGGGTACATTGAGTAGTGGTGTTAGTACCTCTACTGGTCGTGCTAAATTAATTCCAATAATACCTCCATCATTAGGTCATGGTCATGATTTATATACTGAATTAGGAACTGATAGAGTTATTGTATATGCAAGATTTGATGATTCTACAAAAGATTTTCCAATAGATACAAAGTTTTCACAAGTTGGAGTAGTAAAAAATCCAACGAAAGTGGGAACATCAGTAACTTATACGGATAATACCTATTCATCATTACAAGCAGTTAAGTTCGATACCGTAACTGGTATTCCTGAAGTTGGTGAAGAAATCAAACAAGTGCTAACTGTTTCTCCGAATACTGGAAAGGTAGCAACTGGATTCATAGCATCATATGATTCAGAAACAAAGGTATTGAAATACTTTAGAGATCGTTCTCTAAATTTCAATAGAACAACTTATGATCATACAGATTATGCTGGTATTTCAACCGCTGGTAGAATATATCAATTTGAATCACAAATAGGAGCAAATAATATTGAGGGTAAAAAATCTCTCTTCTCTGGTGCTATCTCTTTAAATTTTTCTGGAATAACAACAAATCCTACAGGTAATAAATTAATTAACTTAGGAGTGAACTTTATCTCAGGACTTTCTAATTCTGAGATAAATAAAGGGTCAGGTGAAATAGTCTACTTAGATAATAGACCATTAATTGTAAGAAACTCTAGACAAAAGGAAGACATTAAAATCATACTCGAATTCTAAAAATGCCACAAAAGACTAACTTAAATATATCACCTTATTATGATGATTTCAATAAGGCTGATAATTTTTACAAGATACTATTTAAACCTGGATTCCCTGTTCAGGCTAGAGAATTAACTGGTTTACAGTCTCTCTTGCAAAATCAGGTTGAGTCTTTTGGAAAACATATTTTTAAAGAAGGTTCGATGGTTATACCAGGTAACATCGAACTTGATAGATCATATTTCTCAGCAAAAGTAAATGATACACATCTTGGCATTGATGTGTCAATTTATTTGAATGATATAATTGCATCTAATGGTGGTAAAGGATTAAGAGTAAGAGGACAAACATCTGGTATTGTTGCAACAATAAAAAATTTCATTCTACCTCCAGCAGAGGGTGTTGATAATATAACAGTTTTCATAAAATATGTTCAGTCTGGAACTGATGGTGAGAGTAAATCATTCCCAAATGGTGAGGTATTAGTTCTTGAAGAACCATTAACCTATGGAAATACAACTCTTACTATTGGTGAAACAATACTAACTCTCGTCTCTGAAAATGCAACTGCCACAGGTTGTGCATTCGGAGTAAATGAAGGTGTTTACTTTATGAGAGGCAGTTTTGTTGATGTTGGAACTTCCCTTATTATACTTGAACCATATAATGCTGAACCATCATACAGAGTCGGATTTGATATTTCAGAGGAAATTATAAACTCAAATGACGATTCTTCATTGTATGATAATGCAAAAGGATTTACGAACTTCGCAGCACCAGGTGCTGATAGATTTAAAATATCAGTAAAACTTGCTAAGAAAGCATTAGATGACTATGAAGATACAAACTTTGTAGAATTAATGCGTGTTGATACTGGTGAGATTAAAAAATTACAAGATACTGCAAGTTATAGTGAAATTAAAAAATATTTTGCAAGAAGAACTTTTGATGAGTCTGGAAACTATGCTGTAGATCCATTTCGTGTTAATGTTCAAGATTCTTTGAACGATGAGATTGGTGGTGGAGGACTTTTTACAGAAGATAGAATAACCGACCAACGTAATACACCATCTGATGATTTAATGTGTGTTAAATTATCACCAGGTAAGGCATATGTCAAGGGATTTGATGTGGATATATCAGGGACAACTGTTTTAGATGTTGATAAACCTAGAGATATAGAAAAAATTAATTCATCATCTATCCCATTTGAAATGGGTAGTTTATTAAGAGTAAATAATGTCGAAGGAACTCCTTTGGTAAAACTTGGTGGAGTAACTACTGGTGCAAATGGAAATGTAATAAAGTTACAAAATCAAAGAAAGACTAATAATAGTGCTGGTGCGGGTCTTGAGGTAGGACAAGCAAGAGTTTATTCATATTCTGCAAGTGATGCTCCTTACACTGGTGCAACTACTCAATTTGATTTGTACTTGTATGATATTCAAACATATACCATCTTGACCACTAGTGCGATTAATACTGCTATACCAGTTGGAGCTAAAGTTAGAGGATTGTCAAGTGGTTCAACTGGTTTTGCTGCAAAAGCATCAGGTTCAACTGGTGTTAATGAAATAGCATTACTACAAACTACGGGTGCATTTATAATTGGTGAACAACTTATTGTATTTGAAAGAGAACATAGTGAAAAACTTTCAGTTAAAAGTGTATTACAATTTACAACAGATGATATCAAATCTGTATTTCAAGATTCAGACGGATTAGATTCTGATTTAGAAACAAACTTTAGTGCTGATTCTGTATTGTATGATAGAGTTTTAAGAGGTTTTTCAATATCTGATCAATTAAGTATAGTTGGAACAGCTGCTAGTGTATCAAATCGTAATTTTGCAGGGAGAATAGGTATAAAAACAGATTCAATTATTGCATATGAGACCAATAATTCAGATCCAGTATTTAATAAAATTTCAAGTGTTTCAACTGATGGTAAAGTTTTAACTCTAAGTGCAACAACTGCAGTAGCTGGTGTGAATCTTGGTGCTGTAACTGCAGGTACTTCACCTTTTAGAATCAAAGCACCTAGAATTTTAAATCTTGATAAATCTGGATTATATGCTACTCTTCCCAAACCAGTTATTGCCAGTATTGATACTGCAAATTCAAATTTAGTTATCTCAAGACAAATAAAAAATCAAACTATAACAAGTGGGTCAATTTCATTTAATTCTCAAGCAGGATTAGATGCATCAGCAGGTATTACAAGCATATTCTTTGAACCATTTGATGTAGAAAAATACTCAATACACCATGCGGATGGAACTACTGAACCATTAACTTCAGATCAGGTATCAATAACTAATGGTGGTGCTAATATTTCTTTCGATGGATTATCAAAGTCATCTGGAACTGCAACAGTAAATGTAACACTTAAAAAACAAGGTGTATCAAGTAAAACAAAGGATTATTTAAGAAGTCAAACAGTTGAAGTTACTAGAACCAGAAAAATTAATACAACTAATAATGGACTTGCTGGAAGTAGGAGTTATGGACTGAGAATTGAAGATGAAGAAATATCATTAAATGTTCCAGATGTTGTTAAAGTTATTGCTGTATATGAATCTAAAGATACAGCAACACCTGTTTTAGATAAATTAACATTTGTAAGTGGATTATCATTAAATACAAATTCAATTATTGGTGAGCAAGTAGTTGGTCAAGATAGTCGGGCAATAGGACAAGTAGTAACAGCAGGTACAAATACAGTGGATTTTGTATATCTAAACGATAGCAAATTCACAATAGGTGAAGTAGTTAAATTTAGAGAATCAGGTATAGAAACAATATTACAAGGAGTAAATGTTGGTAATTTTACAGATAGAACAGATAATTACAATTTAGATAAAGGTCATCGCCAACAATTCTGTGATTATTCACGTATAGTTAGAAAAGAAAAATCAGGAATACCGTCTAAAAAATTACTTATAATATTTGATCAATATCAAGTTGCAAGTGGAAATACTGGTGATTTGTTTACTGTTAATTCATACACAAAAGAAAGATTTACAAAAGATATACCAGAAGTTCCTAATGGAGAATTTGAAAGTAGAGCAACAAACTTACTTGATAATCGTCCGAGAGTAGTTCCATTTGTATACGGTGGTGGTGGTCATTCCCCATTCTCATTTACAAGTAGAGAATTTGAATCTACGAATCCATATGTAATTACACCAAATGAAAGTTCATTAGTTGGATTTAGTCATTATCTTGGCAGAATTGATACTCTTGTAATTGATAAAGACGAAAATGTTCAAATTTATAAAGGTGTATCTTCAGAAAATCCAGCACCACCATCACAAATAAGTGACACGATGGAGATAGCTCAAATAGAGTATCCACCATATCTTTTTGATACCATATTGGAACCAATGGTAAGACTACGTGATAATCGTAGATTCACAATGCGTGATATTGCTGCACTTGAAAAGAGAATTGAAAATCTTGAAACATTAACATCATTAAGTGCTTTAGAGTTAGATACAAAATCTTTCCAAGTAAGAGATGCAGATGGATTAGATAGATTCAAGACAGGGTTTGTAGTAAATGATTTTAAAGATAGAGAATTTATTGATTTTAGTCCAGAGGGTGGTTCAAGTTGTGATGTTGATGTAGCAAATAAACAATTAATCAGTGCTGTTGATTTTTGGTCAATGAATCCTGAACTTGCACTTAATCCAGCAATTGATATAAACACAGCGGATACAAATTCTAATCTCCAATTACTTGACGCAAATTGTCAAAAAACTGGTGATTTAATAACACTAAAATATCAAGAAGTAGATTGGATAGAGAATCCACATGCTACGACTGCAGTAAACGTTAACCCATTTAACGTGTTAGTATTTTCTGGTAATATTAAATTAGACCCACCATCTGATAACTGGTCAAGAACAATTTACAATAACAATACTAGAACAGAGTCAACAGGTGCAAGATGGGCAGAACGATCAAATGTGGTTGGAAGTAGAGTTGTTGGTAGGTCAACTCGTGATGCTGCTAACTTCTCTGTAGGTAGTGCGATGGGTGGACATACTCATATTGCTATTACAAGAACTACCACTACAAGAAGAGTAGAGAGATCATTTACTAATGTGCTAGAGGGTCCTTCAAAAGAAATGACATTTGTAGAAAGTACAAAAGTTAATTCAGAGGCAGATCCATTTATGAGATCTCGTAACGTTTACTTTGCAACAAGTAATCTAAAACCATTTACAAGACATTACCACTTCTTAGATAGTGGAATACCTGATATTGTACCTAAATTATTTGAAATTGAGATGTCTTCTGGTACATTCTCAGTGTTTGAAGATGTAAGAGTTGAGTTGAATGGAACTCAAATTGGTTTAATTCGTTCACAAAGTCCTAATCATAAATTTGGTGATAGTGAAAGACCAGAGGTAGGAGCAGGTTTAGGTTCTCCAAATAGACCTGTTGAAACATATGAAGTTGACCCATTTGATCGAACAAGGCCAGCACCATCTGCAACTTATTCTGCAACATCAAGATTATTCAATGTTGATGCGATAGGTTTAGCAAACTTAGAAAAATATTTTGGATATGTAGTTAAAGGTGCAAAATTAACTGGTGTATCAAGTGGTGCAGTGGCAACTGTTTCAAATATTAATTTATTTACAGATAATTGGGGCGATTTACTTGGAGCATTCTTCTTTAGAGATCCAAATACAACACCGAAACCACCAGTAGTATTTAAATCTGGTACACTAACATTTAGAGTTACAACTTCAGCAGAAAATCAAATCATACCATTTAGTGGTGATGCTCCATTACAGAGTGCTGGATCTGCAACATTCTTAGGAACAGGTACAGTTATAACACAAAATAACCAATCAGTCACTCTTAGAAATCCACCTAGACCACCTCAGAGACCTAATAGTTTTAGTTTAGAGTCTACTTCAGAATTTGGTATTAGATCTGAATATGAAGCACCAGATGATGACCCATTAGCACAGTCATTTACCGTTGATGGAACGGGTGCTTTCTTAACTTCATTTGATGTTTACTTTAAATCAAAAGATCCAATTGCAAAATTACAAGTTCAATTAAGAACAGTGGAGTTAGGTGTACCAACAAGTTTCCTTGTCCAAGATTATTCAGCGATTACACTAAATCCAAGTGAGATTAATGTGTCTGATGATGCGTCAATACCAACAACAATAAGGTTCCCATCTCCAGTTTATCTTGTGGGTGGTGAAATGTATACTTTAGTATTCTTATGTCCTTCATCTGACAAGTACGAGATGTGGGTTGCAACTATGGGTGAGAAGTCAATTAAAACCACTGCTTTACCTGATGTTCAAAATGTTATTGTTTCTAAACAATATCTTGGAGGTAGTTTATATAAATCACAAAATGGTACAATTTGGACTCCTAGCCAAAACCAAGATTTAACATTTAAATTACGTAAGGCAGCATTCATATCAAGTGGTTCTGCAACATTTTACAATACTCCAATTGAACCAGGTAATTCAAACTGTCAGACTCTTGTTCATAACCCAATACGCACATTACCTCGAAAACTCACTGTTAAATTGACAGGTGGTGGCACAAGAAATAACTCTAATTTACCTCTAGGTAGAAAAGTAAGCACAGGTGCTGCTGGTGATTCTGAGGATCAAAGTGTTACAGGTATTATTGAGGGTCAGGGGTCGTCCATATCAACTGAAGAAGTTATTACAGGTGGTTCAGGATATAGTATAAGTGGAACAGTTAGTACAGTTGCATTGACTGGAAATGGATCTGGTTGTACAGTGACCACTTCAGTATCAGGTGGTGTAGTAACTGGTGTCTCAATACAATCTGGTGGAACAGGTTATCAAATTGGTGACGTACTAACTGTTGATAATAGTCATAGTGGTGTAGTTAGAGGTTCTGGGTTGAAATTTGCTGTTACAGCGATTAACAGCACATTTGATACATTATACTTAACAGATGTTCAAGGGGAGAAGTTCACAAACGGTCAACCATTAGTTCAATACACTAATACAAATGCAAATAGAACTGTTGTAACTAATGTAACTGTTAATGGTGACTCAGTTCAGAATGGTGATTTATTCTCTGGTAATGTATTTGAGGTAACTCAGTTTAACCATGCACATCATGGAGTGACAAATAAAGTTGAAATACAAAATGTCAAACCAGATACAACCATAGTACCAACGACATCAGAACTTACTTCAGAAAGTACAGTTGTCTCTCTCGCTAATACTGCACCTTTCGCATCATTCTCTGGAATTGCAACAGATAGAGGTGAAGCATTAATAGAGGAGGAAATTGTTTCTTATGTTCTAGGAACAGGTGAACTTACTTTAACAAGAGGTGTTTTAAATACAACCGCATTACCACATCCTGAAGGAGCAAATATTCAAACTTATGAGGTAAGTGGTGTTTCTCTTGCAGGTATTAATACTATATTTACAGTTCCTACAAATACTACTCTTATTAATGAATCAAATATTGATAACTACTATCTTGAAGTGAACAGAACAGTATTAGATCCTTTAAATCAGAGAACAGGAAATTCATTATTATGTTTTACTGATGAGAAAGCAGTTGGTGGAAGTTCATCTAAAATTTCACAAAATCATCAATATAGTTCATTCTCACCTCAAATTAATTTCCTTACACCTGGTACAACAACAGATATTAATACAACTGTTAGAACAATAAGTGGAACAAGTGCAGGTGGTTCCGAAATATCATTTATTGATCAAGGTTTTGATGCTACAACTTTGAATGAAACAACTTTCTTTGGTACACCAAGACTTATTGCATCAACAATAAATGAAGATAAATTAACATTCTTCCCTAGACAAAAATCATTAGCATTAAATGTTGATATGTCAACTGCAGATGAAAACTTATCACCTATATTAGACACTAAAAATGCAACATTCATTTATGGTAGAAACAAAATTAATAATCCAATAGGTAGAGATAATTATGCAACTGATGATCGCTCTAACCAATTATTGGATGATCCTCATGGTTCAGTTTTCATAACTGAAAAAGTTGAATTAGAAAATCCCGCTACTTCATTGAAGGTGATTTTAGGTGCTAGTGTAGAACCAGAAGCAGACTTTAGAGTATATTATCGTTTATTCTCAGCAGATTCAAGTGAAGTGTCCTCAACATATAGACTATTTCCTGGATTTAATAATTTGATTGATGAGGATGGTGACGGTTTTGGAGATACTATAATTGATCCAGCAAACAGTGATGGTAGACCAGATAAATTTGTTTTACCAAGTAGATTTAATGAATTTTCCGAATATAGATTTACTGCAGATGATTTAGAACAGTTCAATGGATTCTCTATAAAAGTCGTTATGACATCAACTAATGAATCAGTTCCTGTCAAATTAAAAGATTTTAGAGCAATAGCACTAGCATGATAGAAGTTAAAGGACACCAAAATTTATTTCGTGACGAAAAAACTAACGCAATTGTGAATTGTGATAGTACTGCATACAATGAATATTTGAATAATCGTCGTGTAAATTCGGATAAGCAAGCAGAAATAGATGCTATGAAAACTGAGATTGAAACCCTCAAATCAATGCTAAATGAACTTGCGTCAAAGATAACATCATAGTAAATATAAATACTTTTTAGATCTGAATTGCTAACTTATAGATGGCAGATATTAAAGTAAGAGTAGGGCAACAGAATGCGACTAAAGTGATTTCTTCACTCGCAGGTGCTTCAACTCTATCACTATCAGAATTAAGTGACGTTAACGTAGTCAATCCACAAAATGGAATGGTGCTAGTATATAATGCTTTGACTAAAAAATTTGATGCAACATTGGAGTTGACTCCAGGTGCAACACAGAACTTAGACATCAACGGAGGAAATTTTTAAGTGGCTAGTATTATTAGAATCAAACGATCCTCTGGAACTGCTAAACCAAGCAGTCTAAATTGGGGTGAAATGGCATACGTAACTGGTGTTGGCCAGTTCGGTGGGGTTAATCAATACAAAGATAGAATATTTTTAGGAGATGATGGTACAAATGTAAACCCAGTAGCGGGTCATTTCTACACATCTATGATGGAACACGCAGCAGGAACTCTTGCTGGTGTAACAAATACTAGAAATAGTGATGGTGGTATTGTAGCAATTCTCGACAGTAATAGAAAAATAGATGTTTGGAATGTAGATAATTTAACTTTAGATTCTAATACATTATCGTCAACTAATACTGATGGTGATATAATTTTCAATCCAGATGGTTCTGGTGACGTTATGATACCCGATGATACTTTCTTGGGTTTTGGTGGCGGTACAACTGGAACTGATGCTGCTAATGCAACTATAGAATATGATGAGAATGGGACAGATGAATTGAGATTTGCTGGAGCAGACGTAAGATTTACCAGTAGTAAAGTAACTATTGATAATCAAATAATTGTTGGTGGTAATAGTACTCTTGGTAATATTAGAATTGAAGATAATATAATAGCATCTTTAGCTGGTCAAGGAAATAAGATATTCATTGACCCATATCCAGATGGATTAAGTAATGAAGGTGATGTTATCATCAAAGGTAACTTACAAGTTGATGGTACAACAACTACAGTTAACTC